CAAGATCAGCAATGACATCATCGCCAATACTCTTGCCAACCCTTACTTGGCGTTGGTGAATGATTACTTGCAGCCAATGTTAATCCATTTTGCAATGGTGGAGTACTTGCCTTTTGCTGCTTATACCATCGGCAATGGTGGGGTGTTCAAGCACAACTCCGAGAATAGCACTACCGCAGAAAAGATAGAGGTTGACTATTTGGTAGGCAAGGCACGGGATTTGGCAAAGTACTACACCGACAGGTTTATCACTTATATGAGCTACAACCAAGCCTCATTCCCCGAATACAACTCAAACAACAACGCTGACGTTTACCCTGATACTGACTCTAACTTCAGCTCTTGGGTTTTATGAGTAGCAAGAAACAGACCTACACTCCGAAGCGTAGCAACATTGTGAAGTTAAAGAGTTATTTAGACAATGGGAGTTCAAGGCGATTGGGGACAAGGAGCAGCAAACAATGACATCTATTGGGGTCAAGCAGCAGCAACGAATAGTATCTCTTGGGGTATGGTTCAGCCATTGTCTTATGGTCATCCTACTACAAACTTATACGGCAACAACGAGCAAGGTGCTTGGCAGTTGATAGAAGAAATTTGGAATACTTGGTCAACAACTTGGAATAATTAGAAATGGGAACAACATTAACGGGGACAACCCCACAGGACACATACGATAGCCTTATTAAGGTTACGGACAACGGGCCGATTAGCGGTACGGCTAAATACCTATCTGATGGATTGGGTAATGATTCGGCTCTTGCTTTGTCAACTTCGGTTGTAGGTATTAACACCTCATCACCAAACACGAACTACCCTTTGAGTGTTGCTTCAGCAAGCAACGCCAATGCCATTGCGGTTTTTGGTCGTGCTTCTGACAATACGGGAAGTATTGACTTTTACCAAAGCAACGGAAGCAGCCGCATTTTGGAGTTTGGTGTTTCAACTACTCAAGTTGACATTTACAATGACCTAAATACGCCAATTCTTTTTAGCACCAATGCTACGGAGCGTCTTCGCATCACGGGCGCAGGAGCTGTTCAAATAAAAGGTGCTTCAACAACTACGGGTCATCAAGCAGCAATTGAAAATACTGAAACTTTACTTACCCTATATGGTTCAATCTTTGGTGGCACAGGTAAGGGCATAGCCTTTTGGCCTACGGGAGCGGCTGAAGGAATGCGACTTACCACAAACGGCCTAACCTTCAACGGGGACACCGCAGCAGCCAACGCCCTTGATGACTACGAAGAAGGCACTTGGACTATGGGTGTATCGTTTGGTGGTGCGTCTGCGGGTATAACCTATGACGCTTCAACTTTGGCGACATATACTAAAATAGGAAGACAAGTAACGGTAAATGGTTTTGTCGCTCTAACAAGCAAAGGAAGTTCTACGGGTTCGGCTCGTATTACGGGCTTACCTTTTACCATTGCAAATTCAAGTGGTTATTATAGTGCGGCAGCGATGCGATTACAATCCATCAATTTTGTAGGGCAATTTCAAGCCTATGGTTCTATAAATTCTACAACCGTTCTTTTGCAACAAACTACCACGTTAGGTATCAATACTGATATTACAGACACTGAATTTTCAAATAGTTCTCAAATAATGATATCTTTTACCTACTTCGTATAATAAATAAAACTAAACAAAATGATTGAAGAAGTAATCTACATCAGCGAATTCAACGTCAAATTAGACGGAACTATCGCAGTCCGCAAAACCACAGACGTTACCAAAGACGGAGCCGTAATCGCTTCATCTTATTGGCGCACCGTGCTTGCAGTAAACGACCCTGCTGCCGATGAGGTATTGGGAGTTGATGGCTACTACCGCACCCTTGCCAACGATGCTTGGGCAATGATTCCTGCACCCGTAGTGGTTGAGGAAGCAGCAGCCGAGTAAATGGAACACCTACAACAACGGCTTGATGCATTAAAGCAGCAAGAGGCGAATCTACTAATGCAATTAGATGAGGTTCGGGTCTTGGTATCTGCATACGAGAACACCCTAAAAGAAAATGACAAAGGAGTCGGCTGATAGCGTAATCACGTCTTGGTCTTTAACGGGAGCAGGACTTCTCGTAAGCTACGCCCACCAAATGTTGGGTTTAGCCGTACTTGTAACCTCACTTGCGTACACTCTTTGGAAGTGGCGAAGGGACTACAAGAAGGACAAAGGTGCTAATTGAGCGCATCTTCGGCAACCCGAAGACTACTCTACTTGGGCTGATAATTATCGGCCTTTGTTTTGTTTTGGTGTGGGCAGGCCGTGCGACTTTAACAGAGGTGTCCACTTTTATGGTCGGAGCATTCGCACTTTTCTTTTTTAAAGACGCTAAAGATGGCGAAGCAACAGGCGGTAAGCCAAAGAATCAGTAAGAGCAAGAAGCGAGGCAAGCATTCCAAGAGTGCATCTGCCAACAAAGCGAGTAAGAACTACTCCAAGCCCTACAAATCACAGGGGCGATGACCAAGAACTTTACCCTTGCAGAACTGACTGCTACAAAAACAGGGCTTCCTAACGCTTTACCCAAGCACTTGCAACCCAACCTCCGTGCGCTTGCAGAAAACGTCTTACAACCCACAAGAGACGCATTAGGTGCGGTGAAAGTAACGAGTGCATACCGCAGCCCTGCGGTGAATAGCAAAGTAGGGGGAGCAAAGACCTCGCAGCACGTGCAGGCTCAAGCAGCCGACCTAAAGTTTGATGGAGGCAACGATGTTTTATTTTATTGGATTAAGGACAATTTAGACTTTGACCAACTCATTTGGGAATTTGGCTCTGATACTGCGCCATCGTGGGTTCATGTTAGTTACTCAAGTAGCAAGAACCGAAAACAAATTCTAAAAGCAGTTAAGCACAATGGCAAAACTAAATACCTCCTCTTTTGATGAATGGCTTGACTCCCTTGAAACTAAACCCCAACCGACTTGCAATGTGGATTCTCCCGATGGCTGCGACTCTTGCGGTAGTTAGCAGTTGCGCTACTGTGAAACCCATCCTTCAGAGTGTAGTTGTAAGGGACACGGTCATTGTCACGCAGACAAAGTACCTAATGGACACGCTCGAACTATACAAGGACACGACAATCTACCAAGACAAGGTGCGTCTTCAGCTTCAGTACATAGACAGAAAGGTGTACGTTGAGGCAACTTGCTTGCCCGATACGATCAGAGTTACACAGACCAAGATTCTAACAAAGGAACGAAAGCAGAGGGGATGGACTTTTGAAGGTGCGGCAGTTATGCTTGGGCTTATCCTTGTGGTTGCGTACTTCATCAAGAAGTGGATAGACAAGCTCGTAGAGTAGGTTTATTTGGCTTCTGCTGCACTTAAATACTAAAATGGTATAGTTCTATACCTTGAGGTATTTGGATGCGTTAAAACGCAACTTCTTTCTTTTTCTTTGTTAAGTTTCTTTTTCTTTAAGTTGTTTGGTAAAGTTAAGAGTTGATTAACTACTAACTAAAGTCAAGTTAATAGTTGATTAAGTAGTTAAGTTAAGTAAGTTAACTATTCAACTTTGATAAAAAACAAAATAAAATTGACATACGCAAGTCCTTATGCTAATATGTAATGATTCTAAATAATGAATGACCACATCTACATTTATTGGGATGATGTACCTTTGGCTAATGACACCAAAGTACTACATCGGCAAGACGTTGAAGATAGAGGCGAAGGATGTGGTGATGGACTTCCAACCTGATAACTACAACTTGGGTACGGCTCTAACCTACTTGATGCGAGCAGGCAAGAAACCTCACAACCCTATCTGCGATGACATCCGCAAGGCTATCGCTCACCTAAATTTTGAACTTGAACGACAGGATGAGCAGCAAACCATTAGCGCAACAAGCGAAGGAAGCCAAACAACAACAGGCCGATATGCAGTACTATACTAACCCTGCCAAGCGAAGGAAGATAGACTTCATCCTTGAGGAGTGCGCTACGCTGATGTCTAACTGCGAAGCCACATACAACGCTCGCCAACAGGCGAAATACAAAGAACAAGAGTTACTCGGTGAGATTGCCAAGATAGACCTGCACTTCGCCATCCAATGCGGCTATCTGATCCCCGATAATTGAAAAGCTACAAGATTGTCGTAGGCAAAGTGCCAAGCCTAAATGCATTTTATGCATCAAAGCATTGGACTGCCCGTGTGAAGGCAAAGGAGTTGGTATCTAAAGAGGTGATGTCGCAGCTTGAGAAGTATGACCTGCAAGAGATAAAGGATGTCCACATCCATTGCAAGGTCAACTACCGATACGATATTGACAATGCAATAATGGCGGTCAAGTTTGCCCTTGACACATTCAAGACTTGGGGTGGTGTGAAGGATGATAGCCGTAAGTATGTGCATTCCTTAAAGTTGGTACACGATACAACAATTCCCAAAGACACGGCAGAAATTATTTTTAGTGGCGTGTTGGTCAATTCATAATTAGTTGTATATTTGGGTATAATTAAAAACCAATCATTATGCAACATTTATCTACTGAACGCCTACTTGAGTTTTACAACACATGGTCTGCAAAACTTGAAACTGCTACTACCCGAACGGACAAGAAGAACGCTCTTGGTATGAAAGAAATGTTTAGGCAAACGCTTTCTAATCGTAACATCAATATGTAAAACCAATCAAGTTATGACTTTATCTTTTTCTTCAGACGTTTACACCGAGATGGTGCAAGTGCAACAAGCACAAATCCAAGCACTTCAAAACAAGATACAAGAGCTTCAAGCTCGTATTGATGTTTTAGAGCAGCAATCAATTCTATTTATCTAAAACCAATCTATTATGTCAAAAATTATTTCAATCACACCCACAGGCCAATGGCAAGATTTATTCAAGCTTGAGGTTCGCTTCGACAATGGAGACTTCGGTACTGCCTTTGCAAAATCACAGACCCCTCCCTACGCAGTAGGCGATGAGGTAGAGTACACCAAGAACGAGAAAGGCACGGTGAAAATCCAACGAGCCAATGCTTTTGGTGGTGGTGGCTATAACCAATCAGCTCCATCTGCTCCTTCATTCGCTGCCAAGACAGATGACCGTTCCGCTTCTATCATCCGACAGGTTGCTCTAAAGGCTGCGGTTGAGTACGCTTGTGCTGCGCAACATGATGTTAACACCATCCTTGCCAACGCAGAGACCTTTAACGCTTGGATGACAGGGCAGAGTGCTGCCCCTGCATCACACACCGAGCATTTCGCAAATCGCAACGACCCTTTCTGATTGGTTTTTAATAGGTCGTTGTGTGAAGCCCCTCTACGGAGGGGTTTTTTTATGTCAACTATTTTGTTATATTTGCTAACCAATCAGAATCAATGATACACCCCGACCTTCTTTCTAACGAGTCTTCGTTACCATACCTCCAACGCGCCCTCAAGGGCAAGTACTACGACACGGGCAAGCTCGGTGTTTATGAAGTAGATCAGTACCTACGACTTAAAGATGGCGAGTTTGTCGTAGTGGTAGGCCACGCTAACGTAGGCAAGACTCACACGCTGCTTTACCTAATGCTGCTTCAGTCGTATAACTTCGGCAAGAAGTGGCTCATCTATTCCGCAGAAAACGAAGTGCCAAGCCTCAAGCGCAAGCTCATTGAGTTCTTGGTATGCAAACCCATTCAAGGGATTGATGAGGGTATGATGTTCCGCAAGTTGGACTTCATAAACGAGTACTTCCAATTCATTGACAGCAATCGGCTCTTTACCGCCTTTGAACTTCTTGAGGTGATGAACTCCATCAAGAACGAATGGAACTATACAGGCGCACTTATTGACCCATACAATTCTTTATCAACAGACCAAAAGAAATTAGGCAAGACAGGGATGCACGAATACCACTATGAGGTAGCCTCTGCGCTTCGGGTGTTTGCCCATCAGAACAACGTCACCACAATCGTAAACGCTCACCCCGTAACCGAAGCAATGCGTAAGACATTCTACAAAGGCCACAAGTATGAGGGGATGGCTATGCCGCCTAACACATCAGACATTGAAGGAGGGGGTAAGTGGGGAAACCGCAGCGACTCGGTAGTAGTAATACATAGGATGATTTCTCATGAGACCGATTGGATATACACTCACATTCACGTTCGTAAGGTCAAGGAGATGGAGTCGGGTGGGCGAGTAACGCCCCTTGAAACTCCGCTTGTTTTGCAGAGCGTGTTAGGTAATGTTGGCTTTGTGATAAACGGGCGTAACTTGCTGCCAATAAAAACGGATGAAACACCTGCGAGCGATGTACCCTTCTGATGACTCCCACGACCTTTATATAAGGGAGAAGCAGTTGATGCTTGCAGGTACTGCGATGTGGTTGGCGAAGCAAGCAGCAGACAAAGCAAACGGCAGGGAGGTACAGGATGACCTACTGCACCACGTTATGTCTTGCCACTACGCAGACCTACTTCTTCAGCAGTTTATTGACTACCGACAATTCACAGAGGGTAAGATGAACGAGATGTACCTTGCCAACGCCAAGCTGCGAGTTGATAGCGAGCAGATGCACTACGAGATACAACGCCTGCAAGGGATAATAGAGGACAATCTATGAGGCAGATATTCTCCCCCTTTCAGAAGTACGAATGCTTCTCCGTTGACGGAACAGACTACCTTGTGACCGATGTTACGATAATCCAAGACAAGGATGACAATTTAGTGGAATGGGCGAGTGAGATGAAGTTTAAGAGACTTTCAGACCACAAGCACTACACTATGCCGATAACTAAAATAATAACCAATTACAACGAGGGCAGAGCGAAACGCTGCAAATGCTAATGAGACCATTTGAAATACGCCAATTAAAAGTATCTAAAGAACAGTACTATGCACGTCTTGGGTTTCAAGACAATGGAAGCCGAGCGCATAAAGAATCCACCGCAAGAGCAGCATTCGTATCAGCATTCCGAAACCACGCCACGCTCCACGAACTCGGAGAGGCCATAGACAAAGACCATTCAAGCGTAGCCTATGCCGTAAGGATGCACAAAGACCGCCTTATCTACGGGGACTATCAGCACTACTATAAGGTAGCCTGCTGCGTTCTTGAAGAAAACCCGATGGCCTGTATTGACAAGCCTGACTTTCAATCTTTAGAATTGGAACTAAATAAACTAAACGAAGTCGTTGCGGAGTTATCTAAATACAAGGAATTGTATGTAACTCTTAAACGCACATTCGATGAATTTTAACGTAGGACTTTACCCCATTTATGGACTTGTAGTTGGGGCAAATTGGTCAAAGACCGATTACCTTGAGGAGGATATTGTGATGCACACCGTTCAGTTTGCATTGTTTGTGATAATCGTAGAAATCACTTGGGACTCCTCGCAGTATTAGCAAAGCGACAGACGGATTGGATTCGGATGTGCAAGAGCTTCGGAGCGAGTGATGACCTTGCCCAAGAGCTTGTACAAGAAATGTACGTTAGGTTGTACAAATATGTGGATGACGCGGAGAAGATAATGTACAACGAAACGGAGGTCAATACCTTCTTTGTGTACGTTACGCTGCGCAATATGTACGCCACCCTGATGCGCCAACGGGCAAGATTTGAATTTGTAGACGTAGACATCCTTGAGGAGTTTATCTACGAGGAGGCCAACGAAGATGCAGAGGTGCAGCTCATCCAACTTTACGACAGGGTATGG